CTTGGAAAATGAAGAAGAGTCATTTACCTTCTGGTATTCTCAAGACAATGATGTTGTACGTTTCAAGTCTGAGTTTAAATACGGTGTTCAAGTTTCACAACTTACTGAGATCGTTAAGTTCACAATCTAATAAATAAAGACTATGCCGTGTGCAATATTAGCAGGTTACGCACTTGACTGCAAAGATGCAGTAGGTGGAATAAAAAACATTTACATCGCACCATCAAGTTCTGTTTCATCGGTTGCTGAAAATGCAAGCGGATATGTTACTGGTATTACAATGGTGGGTACTAATAAATTCTTTAAATACGAATTAGAACCAAGAGGTGCTAATAGCGCAACATCGAATATCAATTCAGATCCAGCAGTAGGAACAGTAGCATACGAGCAAACATTATCAGTATCGTTCTTAAAAATGAAATACGAAACCTCGAATAAACTTCAAACTATCATAGCCAATAGAACGGACATTTTAGTTGAGATGAAAACAGGTCAGTTTTTCTACTACGGAAAAGAAAACGGAATGGAAGTTAATGGTGGAACGGCTGCAACAGGTGCAGCAATGAATGAGTTTAACGGTTACAACTTAACCTTTAGCGGTATGGAAAAAACATTGCCACAAGAGGTTAATCCTACACTTATAGCAGCAATTACAGCTTCATAATAAGTTTTTAAAATTAGTTAAATAGCCTCTCAGTAATGGGGGGCTATTTTTGTTTAGCAATATTTGTAATTTTTTATATTATAAGATATGATTCGCATAGTAAAGGATAGTGAAAATATGATTGTAGTTACTCTTTATGAGAACAGCACAGTTACAAATCCTATTTATTTATTTGAATTAGTTAACCAACAGAGTAATATTAAGTACTATTTTATCTCAACAGATACATCGACAAATGTAACACGTTACAACAGGTTTAAGTTAATAGAAAAACCTGAACCCGATACATTAAACGGTGAGTTGGATTTAGAGGCTGCAGGTTATTATAACTACACAGTATACCAAACTGACTTACTTAACTTAGATGGATTAACAGAGGCAAGCGAAGCAGTACCAAACATAGTTAAAACAGTTGAAGTTGGATTGTGTTTTGTTGAGTTTAATCCCGTTTCAAATATTACCTACTCTCCTGAGTCAAACACTAATATAGTTTACCAATACGATGGCTTACAATAACACGCTAATAAACGTAAAATTCTCAAACGATAAAGTACCTACATTTGTCGAGGTAAGAGGTGAAGATTGGGTTAAGTACGGTGAAACAAATGACTATCCCCAGTACCTCGTTTTATTGTTTAATCGAAGCGCAAAACATAACGCTATTATAACCAATAAACAGTTGTACATTAAAGGGCAAGGCTTTACGTTTAACGCCAACGGCATGGAAGGCGAAGAGCAAGCGTTATTAAAAACATACGTTGACAGCCCTAACCCATACGAAACACTTGACGATTTATTGGCAAAGACTACATTGGACGTTGAGTTGTTTAATGGTTGTTACCTCAAAATAACTAAGTCAAAGGACAAAAAAAAGAATTACATTTCGCACATAGATTATTGCAAGGTTCGTGCAAACGAAGACAATAGTAATTTTTATATTAGCGATGATTGGATAAATGAGGATGGCAGCGAAAATTCAAGACCTAAAATAGATTACACTTATCCAGCATGGGAACCTGAAACCAAAGCTAAGGAGTCACTATTTTATTATAAAACTTACCGTCCAAACTTAAACGTATACACTTTGCCTGATTATATCGGTGCAGTTCCTGCTATTATTACAGATGCTGAAATAGCAAACTTTCATAGAGCCGAAATCCAAAACGGATTTAAAGGATCTAAATTTATTGTTTTTAAAGATGGCGTTCCATCTGATGACGAGATAAAGATTGTAGAAAATAAAATGAAAGCTAAGTTTGCACCTACGGATAAAGCTGGTACGTTCTTCATTGGTTTTGTTGATGATGCTACACGTGTTCCTGAGGTATTAGACTTAGGAGCGGGTGATTTTGCGGACAAATACAACGCATTAAATGAGACGATACAGCAAGAGATATTTGTAGGGCATAAAATAACGTCACCTATGTTATTTGGCGTTCGCGTAGAATCTCAATTAGGTGGTAGAAACGAAATGGTTGATGCGTTTAATTTGTTTCAAAATACATACGTAACTCCACGGCAAAAAGTACAAGAGAAAATATACAACTTATTCGCACCTGTTAAAGGTAGATTAAGTATTATTCCTATTGAGCCTATCATGCCTTCATTTGGTGAAGCTACTTTAATGAGTATCTTAACTAAAGATGAGATGAGGGAGATAGTAGGACGTGAGCCATTAGATACTAAGGCGCAAATTTCAAGCGTAGTAGATGACTTAAACGCATTAAGCCCATTGGTTGCTACTAAGGTGTTAAATAACTTGACGAAAAATGAAGTTCGTGCAATAATTAATAGACCACCTGTTGAGGGCGGTGATATAGTAGCAACAGATTCCGCAACGGGAGCAGCATTTAGCAAGTGTTCGCACTTTAACAGCCAATCAGATGACAGCCTAGACATTGAAGTGTTTTTAAAGTATGGTGAGCCAGTTGAAAAGTTTGAGTTGGTTAAACATAAAAAATTTGTGTTTGGCAAACAAGATTTTGCACTTGATAAAGTAGAGCAGGGCGTTTTAGATTTGATTAAAAAGACACCTAACATAACAGTTGAATCAATTGGCAAAGTTTTAAAGATAGATAAAACGGCTGTAAGTAATGCATTAGAATCATTAGCAGCCGATGGATTAGTAGAAGTTGGGAAAGGCGGACAGATTGCAACGGCAAAAGGTGAGGCTGCAAAAGGCCCATCGTTTAAAGATTTGTTTATTCGGTATCGTTATGGATTGCGACCAGATGCACCAGCTTTAATTGGTGAAAGTAGAGATTTTTGCCAAGCTATGATGGATAACCAACGTTACTTTACACGTGAAGAGATTGACAAAATAGGTGACGAGCTAGGGCAGGTGTATGGTATCCCAAATTATGATGCATTTAGTCGTAGAGGTGGATGGTATCACGACCCTAACATGAATGTAAACGTGCCTTATTGTAGGCATATTTGGAACGCGGAATTAGTTAAACGTAAATAACATGGCACAAGTAATATTACTAAGCGAAGCAACATTAAAGCAACGCAGCATACTACAAGAAAATGTAGACATGAAGGTTGTCTCTCCTGCAATATTAGACGTGCAGGAAGAGTATATATTACCCATTTTAGGTACGTCTTTATACAACGAGTTATTAAAGCAAGTAAGGACAAATTCACTCACGAATGACTATCGTACATTGTTAGACGATTACATTACTCGGTGCATGATTTGGTATTGCAAATTTGAATTGCCAATGGACTTAACTTACAAGTATTTTAATAAGTCAGTAGGGGTAATGACTGCTGAAAACATGAACCCTGTTAGCATGGACGAGTTGCAATACGTGTTAAATAGAGCAAAGAATAAAGCGGAATGGTATGCTGAGAGATTGACAAAATTTTTACTATCAAATCCAAATAAATATCCGTTGTATCTCAACCAACCTAATGCTCAAATAGACACTATTTTTGCTAAGCGTACAAACTACACAAGTGGTTTAAGTTTAGGAGATGATGATTGTTGTATGGGTGAACATAACTTTAAAGGTCTAAGAATAGACAGAGGTAAGTTTCAAAGTTGCAAATGGTGCTAAATGAATGTATCGAAAAAAAATATAGAAAAATTACAAAACTATCTAAAAAAAGATAATGCAATTTTACACTCTCAACAGTTTAATAAACCAGTTCAGGTACGTAAGCCAAAACCACGCTCAGATAAAAGGGTTTAATTTTGGACGTGATGCTGAGATTGCAGCAAGCGAGCAAGAAAACTATCCGTTGTTATGGATAGACGTTACTGATAGTAATATCGAAGGAACGGTGATGACTGTTTCTATCTTAATGAAGGTTGTTGATATACAGCAACCCGATAGAGAAAATGAAATAGAAAACCTTAGCGATATGTTAAGCATAGGGCAAGACGTATACGCTGCAATGAGCGACCCTGCATATCAAGACTTTTTTATCATTCAATATGCATCAAGTTTAACACCAATAAGAGAGGCGTATACAGACTTAGTAAATGGATGGGAGATGAGGCTAGATTTTAGCTTCATGCAAGACCGTAACAGATGCCAAATACCTACAAACGATATTCCATTCCCACCTGTTGCAACTTGTCCTAAAGCTAACATAACTTTAAACGGTTTAACATTTATTTCGGTTGCAAGTGGGATAACTGAAAACATTGAGTTAGTAAACCAAGATAATGTAAGAATACAGCCTACAAGTGTTGTAGGTAACACAATAAAAGTAGAGCGTTATTTATTTACATCAATAGATACAGGAACGATAACACCAAATAGTATTTACGGAATTTTAAACGGAGAGACAACATGAGCGAATTAAATATACCTCTAAGGCAATT